GGCTGTGTTATTAGAAAACCAAGCTAAGCAATTATTGGACGAATCAACTAAGACAGGTGCTTCAGCAGGTTCTGAAGAGTGGGCTGGTGTAGCGTTACCTTTAGTAAGAAGAATCTTCGGTTCTATCGCAGCTAAAGAATTCGTTTCAGTTCAACCAATGAACTTACCTTCAGGTTTGATTTTCTACATGGATTTCAAATACTCAAATGCGCAAGCAGGTAACCCAGATTTCTCTGGTTCTTCATTATTCGGTACAGGTGGTGAGTTTGGTAAAGATTCTTTATCTCCAGCAGGAAATAAATTAGGTTCTACTCAAGCTACAACAGGTGGTTTATACGGAGCAGGTCGTTTCGGATACACAATCAATGATTCTGCAGCTTCTTTAGCAGCAACAATCACAAGTGCATCTTGGGCAGATGTTCAGTATGATGCTGATTTATCAGCTTCAGTAGCAGCTGGTGGAATTAAAAAATTATCAGTAGCAGCTCCTGCAACTGCAGATTTAAATGGCGTAAGAGCATTTGAAATTGTACAATCAGGTTCTGTAACAGCTAACAACTACTATCCTCAATACACTAAAATTAATGGTTCTAATATCGAATTCTTCGGTACTGGTTCTGTTGGTGGTGTTGGAGCAGGTGCAGCAACTGTATCATTCCATGTACAACCTACAGCGGCTAATAGAGGTGATTTTGAAGATAGAACTGGTGCAGATTTAGGTATTCCAGAAATCGAATTAGAATTGAAATCAGAACCAATCGTTGCTAAGACTCGTAAGTTGAAAGCAGTTTGGACTCCTGAATTAGCGCAAGATTTGAATGCATACCATTCAATCGATGCAGAAGCTGAATTAACTCAAATGTTATCTGAGTACATCTCTTTAGAAATCGACTTAGAAATCTTAGAAATGTTACAAGCTAACGCTTTCACAACTGACTATTGGTCTGCAAGAGTTGGTTATGACTTTAACTCAGCAGCTGGTTTATTCCAAATCGATTCAGATGCAGCAGCAGCTTCAGCATACACAAAATCTACTTGGTATCAAACTTTAGGTATCAAATTACAAAAGGTATCTAACAAGATTCACCAATTGACAATGAGAGGTGGAGCAAACTTCGTAGTATGTTCTCCAAATGTTGCAACTATTTTAGAATCAATGAATGGTTTCTCAGCAAATCCTGGTAAAGACGCTTTACAATTTGCAGCTGGTGTAACTAACATTGGGCAAATCTCTAATAGATACGATGTTTACAAAAACCCTTACATGACTGAGAATGTAATCTTATTAGGTTTCAAAGGTTCTAACTTCTTCGAGACTGGAGCAGTTTACGCACCTTATGTACCATTGATTATGACTCCTTTAGTGTACGACCCAGTTAACTTCACTCCAAGAAGAGGAGTTATGACTCGTTACGCTAAGAAAATTGTAAGACCAGAATTCTACGGTAAAATCGTAGTTGAAGGTTTAAACACTTTGTAATCTTAACGGATTAGAGTAATAAAATTAAAAGAGGGGATAGAAATATCTCCTCTTTTTTTATTTCTATATTTATAGTAGTAAAACTATAAATTTTCACTATGTCTGTAAACACATATTGGTCGGGTTCAACGGCATCCGCATTCTTATCAGCATCAGCATCAGCGGAAGCAACTCCATTTGGATTGTATGACTCCGATTCGGATTTTAGAAGTGATGCTCCAAAAACAGCAGTTTGGGTAGCAAAACGATTGGGATATCCAATTGTTAATATTGAATTAGATAATTCTCAAATATGGGCTTGCTTTGAAGAATCCGTTTCCGAATATTCCGCTCAAATAAATCAGTTTAATCTTAGAAATAACTTAGATATTCTTAGAGGGCAACCAAAGGGTAGAGTTGCAAACTTTTCACAAACTCTTGTAGATGGTTCATTTATGCCAACTGCGGTTCGTATGTCACAACAATACGGAACATTGGCAGGAGTGGGTGGGGAAACCTCTATTAAAAAGGCATACATTAATATAACAGCATCTGTTCAGATGTACGATTTAATGAATCAAGCGGTTGATGCCGAAACATCATCTTCATTTGCAACACTATTTACTGGCTCATCTACAATTGATGTTACAAGAGTATTTCACGACCCAACACCTGCGATTAGTAGGTTCTTCGACCCATATTCAGTTGGAGCACAGGGTACATTGAATTTAATGGATGAGTTTGGATTTGGACAATATTCTCCAGCAGCTCAGTTTTTATTGATGCCTTTATACGAAGATATATTAAGAATACAAGCAATTGAATTTAATGATACAATTCGTAAATCACAACATTCATTTAATATAGTAAATAATAAATTACAAATTTTTCCTATACCAACGAGTGCAACTCCTGCTAAAATATACTTTGAGTATATAAGTAGAGATGAGTTTGAACATAATTCACAAACTATTCAGTCGGACTCACTTTCTGATTATTCCGATATTCCATATGATTTCATTCAGTATTCAAATATCAACGATGTTGGTAAACAATGGATTAGAAAGTATACATTAGCATTGTCAAAAGAACTCTTAGGAGCGATTAGAGAAAAATATAGTTCAGTACCTATACCAGATGGAGAAGTATCCTTAGATGGGGCAGCATTGAGAGCAGAAGCGCAAGTAGAGAAAGATATGTTGATGACACAATTAAGAGAAAACCTAGAAGAGATGAGCAGAAAAAATGTGATGGAAAATAAAACACATGAATCCAATCATCATCAAGAAATGTTAAGAAAAGTTCCTTTAAAATTATACATAGGATAATATGCCAAAATTTGTATTAGCCAGAGATATTGATTTTTTTAGAAGTATAAGTAGAGAGTTGGTTGATACTATCATCCAAACCGCTATTGTATTGTTTAAAGTAAATACTTACGAAAGTAAAGTTAACATTTATGGTGAATCCTTAAATAAGACTTGGTATCCTGGTGTTGAAATGTATTGTATAATTGATAAAGAACCCGAAGGTATATCATATGAAGGATTTGGTCCAGATAGCTCACAAACAATTACTTTTAAAATAGATAAATTAACTTGTGAAGAGAAAGGAATATATCCTGAAATTGGTGATATGATTTTCTTTGACCAATCTTATTATGAAATTGATAATACAAATGAGGTTCAATTTTTAGGAGGACAGCCTGATAACAATTATAGTATAGTATGTACTGCATTTATGAGTAGAAAATCAGATTTAAACATAGAACAAAGAGTAAAATAATTAAGCTATGGCTAAAAACCCAATAAGAGAAAATCTAAATAGAGCTCATCAAATTAAATCTGAAAAATCTGATGTTAAACAATCAGTATCTCTTTTTGATATTGATTATGCTATGATGACTTATTTAGAAGATGTTGCTTTACCAACTTTAACAGAAGGTGATGGCAATGTTATAAAAATTCCTGTTGTTTATGGTAATTCTGAAAGATGGAATGGTGCTAGAAGAGAAGGGATATTTAGAGATATAAAAGGTAAAATTCAATTACCTATAATGATGCTTAGAAGAACATCTATTACAAAAGATGAATCTATGCCAATGTTAAATCGACATGTATCATATTCAACTGTAACAAAATATTCAAAAGATAATAGATACGATAGATTTACTCTTTTAGGAAATACAAAACCATCGTATGAATTATATAATATAACTATGCCTGATTATGTAGAAATTAACTACGATTGTATGGTATGGACTTCATTTACAGAACATCTTAATAGCGTAATTGAACAACTTAATTTTACATCATCATATTGGGGAGATAAAAATAAATTCAAATTTAGAACAAGCATTGCAGATTATAATGTAATAAATGAAGTAGGAGAAGGAACTGAAAGAATTAATAGACTTGAATTTACATTAAATGTAAAAGCATATTTATTGCCTGAAAAATTCGATGGAGAAAATACAACTAAAAAATCATATTCAACTAAAAAAGTTGTATTCGCTACTGAAGTGGATATGACTGGAAATGGTAGATTAGAAGGATTATTAACGACTCCATCTCCATATTATGATAACAAAGATATCATCGATTGGTTAAGTTTAAATAATTCAAAAATATTAACTCCTGTTTCACAAAATATATTTACAACTTCGAATATTAGATTTATACCAGTACCAGCTATTTTAACATCTACTGTTGGTAATAATGATAATTTAAAAGTATTCGTCAATGGTGTTAGATTATATGAAGAAGTTGGTGCATTTACAAAAACAATATCCGGTTCAAATTTAACAATTACATTTAATTCAAATATAATTGGGTATAATGTAGAAACTACCGCATTTGAAGTTGCTATAATTGGTAAATTTATAGATTTATAATGAAAAACTCATTTTTAGATATAATAAACATTTATAATACCGATAATCAAGCTCTTTGTACATTTGAAGAAGTTAATGATACTTACTATGTATTTGTTGCTAAAAATTGGTTTTTTAAGCAATACCTAAGAGATTTTGTTAGAATAAAAGATGAAAATAGAATATTGGTTTATATCAATACAATTGTTATAAATCCAATTGATTATGATATTGAAGAATTAGGAAATGGTATAAATGTAAAATTTAAAAAATCAAATTTTCCATATGTGTTGAATATTAGAGATAAAGTATATCTTTCAGCAGATGTGGAATTCAGAGGATAATGAAAGCATTTAATTCAAATACGAAAAAACTAAATAGGGTAGTACCTAAGACTGATATAAATAATATAGTAGGCGCATCTCTTATTGAAAAATTAGTAAATGATGCACAAATACAAGGAGAAAGTTATTCTGGCAGTTTATCGTCTGTTGAAAATTATCAATATCAATCTTCATTTGATAGTAGAACTAAGCAAACATTTAATACTAAAAATCGTACAAATCCAAACCAAAGTAAAGTTAAAAGAAGTGAAAAGGATTTGATATTAGGATTTAGAGATGATATATTAGATATTACAGCAAATTGGATATTCAAACAACCTGATGTAATAGAAATATTAGATGATACGAGAATACGATTGATTTTTAATAATGTTTATGTACAAGGAGCAACTACGATAACAAGTTCAAATTTTGATGTATATGTAAATGGTGTACGAACTCCATCATATCTTTCAATAGAACAATCTGATACAGGTACTAATTTAATAATAAACGAATTTATTGGAATTGATTCTACTAATAAAGATAGAGTAAGTATTTATGTTAAAGGTAAATTCCAACAATAGATATTTATATATAATTAAGATATAAAGTAAATAAATGGCAGAGTTAATTCAACCCAAACAAATAGATTTTACCAATTTTGATGTTCCAATTACGGGAGCAGTTGATTTAAGAGGTAATTTGACAGTAGATGGTGTTTCCACTTTTAGAGCAAGAACCGATGATGAATATTCGATGATTGTGAGTGGAGCTATGGCTGTGGTTGATAACTATGTTACAGCAAGTTTAGATAATATCAATAGAACAGCGGTGTCTGCTTCAATTTATATTCAAAGAGTTGGTACGGTTGGTACTACATCTCCTGTTACGGATAGTTCGATTCAGAATGTAGGTGTGATAGATTTGGGAGGATTTTTTTAAATTAAATCAATTTATCACTTTTATATGAAAAAAACATATTTATAGATTAGAATAACCATAACAATAAAGTAAAGCAAATGGCTCAAATTATAAAACATCGTAGGGGTAGTATCGGTAGTGTTAAAACCACCACCGCTAGAAACGCCGAATTGATTGTAGCATCCGGTTCAGTAAGTGACTTATCAGGTCCTTTCGTATTTATAGGCTCCCCAACCGATACAGACGAAGGTGTAGCAGGAGCGTTTAGAGCCGTATCTAAAATTTATACAGGTACAAACGCACCAATAATAGCAACAGCAACTTATGGGTCAGCATTAGATGGTACTCCGTTTTATTCAACAGCTAACCAAGCATTATATATTTTAAATAATTCAGGTAGTGGTGGAAACACCAATATGGATTTGACTGGTAACTTAGAAGGAAGAACTATCACTAAACTTACAATCGACCAATTAAATGGTTCAGTAAATGTAACAGGTAGTGTAATCATTTCTCAGAACATTTCTGCAAGTGGTGATATTTCAGCATCAAATTTAGAATTACAAGGTAACGCAAATATTAAAGGTAATATCACTTTAGGTGGTAATATTAATATTGGTAATCAAAATACCGATTTAGTTGTATTTGCTGGAGAAATTAGTTCATCTATATTACCTGAATTAAATAATGAATTCGATTTAGGTAGTGGAACTCAAGCTTGGAGAAACTTACATGTTAGTGGTACTGCAAATATTCAAAACATCAATTTAAAAGATGTTCAGATTTATAATAATATTACTGTTAGTGGTTCAGCAACATTCGGTACAGATGCATCAGATAGATTAACAGCAACCGCATCAGTTTTCATTTCATCTTCAGTAGAACTTACAGGTTCATTATCTCAATTAGGTAACACAACTCAAACGGGTTCTTTAAATGTGAGTGGTGGAGTAAATGTAAGTGCAGGCGATGTTAGAATTACTGATAATCTTTTTGTTAGTGGTGGTACAATAAATGTTGCTAATACTGCAACTGATATTGAAATCAAAGATAATACGGCTACTGCATTAACAATTTCAGAAGGTTCTAACAATTATGTTGTACTTAATACAACTAATAGTTCTGAAAAAATAACTTTAGGTAATACTTCAACTCAAATTGATAATGTAATCGTTGATGGTAAAGCAAACGCATTTACAATTAAAGAAGGTGCAAATTCTTACTTAGATATTGCAACATCAAATGGTTCTGAATTAATTACATTAGGTAATACAATCACTTCAATTACAAATGAAGTTGAAGATAATGCAGCTAACGCATTTAAAGTAGCAGAAGGTTCAAACACATATATTAATGTTGCAACAACTGATAGTTCTGAAAAAGTAACTATTGGTAATGATTTAGCATCTATTGATAATGTAGTTGAAGATAATGTTGCAAACGCATTTGTTGTAAAAGAAGCTTCAAATCCTTATATTACAATTGATACAACGAATGGTTCTGAAAAAATCAAATTACAAACTGCAGGTAATGTAGAAGTAAGTGGTATAACAACTATTCAAAACTCAACTCAGAATAGTACACATACTGATGGTGCATTAGTTGTAACAGGTGGTGTTGGTATTGGTAAAAATTTATATGTTAGTGGTTCAACTACTATCGCAGGTAACTTAACTGTTTTAGGTTCAGCAACTCAAGTAATTATTTCAGCATCGACTGTTGAAATTGATGATAATATTTTAAGATTAAACGCTTACTCTCCATTCCAAAGATACGCAGGTATTGAAGTTATGGATAGTGGTTCTAATAATGTTTCAGCATCTTTACTTTGGGATTCTACAAACGATTATTGGTTATTCACTTCAGCAAGTGGAGATACAGGTAAAGCAATCACAACAACTTTTGGAGCACAAGGTTCTGAAATAAGTTTAGCAATTAATACTGTACCAAAAGCGACTGGATTAAACGCAATTGGTAATTCATTGATTACTGATAACGGAACATCATTCGCATATAATACTGATGCTTTAATCGTAACCGGTTCATCTGGTCAAACATATATCAAAGGCAAAGTAACATTAGCAAACGCAGGTGGAACTGATATAGCTAATTTTACATCAGCAATGATATTCAGAAACTCTTCAAATGAGTTGGGATATGTTTCTACAAATACAACAACAAATGTTTTAACAGGCATTTTAGGATATAGAGAAGATACTGGATTGTTAGAATTCTCATCTAAATTAGATGGTGGATTCTTCTAATAAAAAGTAAATATAATTAAATTCAAAAGGGATTGTTGGAAACTTCAATCCCTTTATATTTATAAGAGACTTATATAAGTCAATTTCGTATATATCGTTTAAAATAGTACCATAGATATGGCTCAAACAATTAAGTTGCGTAGGAGTGCCGTAGCAGGAAATCGTCCAACTACCGCACAATTAGATTTAGGAGAATTAGCAATAAACACCGTTGATGGCAAGATTTATTTTGAAAAATCTGGCTCAAATGGTGAATCTATTCAAGAGATTTTCACAACAAACGCAACAAATAGTGGGTCATTAACAACTATTGGTAATGTAACTATTACGGGCTCATTACTAATGAGAGGTAATACAACTCAAACAGGTAGTTTAGTTGTATCAGCAAATAACATTCCAGTATCAATTGAATCTATACAAACTGTATACAGTGCATCAGCAAATGGTGCATCTAATTATGTAATAGATGGAAATTCTAACCCAACACTAACTTTAGTTAGGGGTGTTACTTATACAATTGATGTAAATGCTAGTGGCCACCCATTTTGGATAAAAACCTCAGCAACAACTGGCACTGATAATCAATACAATACTGGTGTAACAAATAATGGAACTCAAATTGGTACAATAACTTTTGTAGTAGCAAATAATGCACCATCAACATTATATTATATTTGCCAATTTCATAGTAGTATGGTTGGTACTATTAACATTGTTGATGCAATATATACAACAGGTGAAGTAACATTTATAGGAGCAACAACTGTTTCAGGTTCATTAAAAGTTAGTGGTAGTTTACTTATTTCAAACGAAATATCATCTTCGACTATAAATGGGATTGGCAATGTATCATTATATTCTCAATCAGTTGATAGTAGATTAGATTTAGTAGAAGCAACCGCATCTTATTTAAATACAACTTTTTCTACATCAGTTGATAGTAGAGTAGATTTAGTAGAAGCAACTGCATCATATTTAAACACAACATTTAGCACTTCAGTTGATAGTAGATTAGATTTGGTAGAAGCAACTGCATCGTATTTAAATACAACATTTAGTAGTTCAGTTGATGGTAGATTAGATATAATAGAAACTACTTACGCAACAACGGGTTCTAATACATTTATAGGTAATCAAACTATTACAGGTTCTCTAAATATTTCCGGTTCATCTACAATCAAAGGTTCATTAAGATTTGATTCAACAATAGATCCAGGTTCACAAAATATTTCATCATCATTTTTATTTACTTCCGCTTCTAATACTAATAGTGGATTTGATTTATATTTTAGACAAAACGATAATCTTGTTAAATTTAAGTGGTTAGAAGGTGGTGTTAGTACGGGATTATTATATGGTGGTGTTGTAAGTTATAGTGGTTCAACGGTTAATGTAAGTAAAGGTTCTGCTATTGTAAATTCATTAAATGCATCTACTGGTTCAGAAGTTGCACCAATATTTACATATGTTCAATGGCCTGATTATTCGCAAGTAGCAACATATTTAACATCATCACAAAATACATACATTTATGTTGATGATAGTGGAGTAATACACCAACAACCCACATACTTTACATCAACTCAATACGCACACGCTATTCCATTAGGTAGAGTAACACATGCTAACTATACTTCAATAACGGGTGCAGGTAGTAATGTACAAACTACTTATGATAGTGACCAACAACAAAATAGTTTCATTAGAGCTTTCGGCCCTATTAAAATAAATGGATTAGCATTGGCACCTCATACGGGAAGTATGGGTATTAGTGTTGGTAGTGGTGAAACTTACAATTTAGGAGGGTTTTATAAAGAAGACCCAAATCATCCAAGTTCATATGTATCAAATGCACTTCCAACGGCTTCAATAGCTAGAGCATGGAGAAGTGGTTCGGGAGTTTATTTAGATAACAATAATGGTTCATTTTATACAACATTAGACTCTACCAAATATGATGATGGAACGGGTACATTAAATTCAATGGCAAGTGGTGATTGGCAGATACAAAGAGTGTTTGTAAATCCCGTAACTGGTAGAACTGTTGTTTATTATGGACAATATGGAGAATACACAACTTTATTAAACGCATTACAATATTTAGCAACTGACCCATTTGTAGAAGGTGAATTTACCGCAAAATCATTAGTTTTTGTTGGTTATGTTGTAATGAGAGGAAATACTACAAATTTAGCAGATACTACCAATAATGTGTTCATACAAGCTGGTACATTTAGAAATACCGCAGGTTCTTCGGGAGGTTCTTCAGTTGTAAGTTTGACATTAAATGGAATTTATGATGTAAATATATCTGGACCAGTAAACGGACAAGCATTAGTTTATAATAGTGGTGTTTGGGAAAATGGAACTCCTATTTCCGCATCACATGCTTTAACAGCAGTTTCGGCATCAAATGTATTGTATTCAAACATTGGACAAAAACCTACATTAGTTTCAGGTTCAGTTCAAATAGATGTATTGCAAACTACAAACATTGATAAGATTGCATTAACAGGTTCAAATATATTTAAAGATAACCAAATAATAAGTGGTAACTTAGATGTAACGGGAACTATTACTGCAAAAGAATATCATGTAACATTAGTTTCTTCATCAGTTTTATATACTTCAGGTTCAACTAAATTTGGAGATACGGGGGATGATAACCATTCATTTACAGGTTCAGTTGCAATATCCGGTTCACTTTTAGTTACCGGTTCAGTTAGTTTAAGAGATAGTTTAACTGTTGGTGGAACTTTAATAGCAACCGCAATTAGTGGTTCTGGCGCAGGATTAACTGATATTGGTGTAACTGAAAAAGTATTTTATGTAAGTGAAGATGGATTAGATACCAATGATGGTAAATCTCTTTCAACTTCATTCAGAACAATAAAGGCAGCAATCACAGCAGCATCAGCATCGTTAGCATTAAATACTGGTCTTCCTGTTTATAGACAAAGTGTTCAAGTAAAAAGTGGATACTATGTAGAGGAAGCGCCAATTACAGTTCCATCAAATGTTTCTATATTAGGAGATGATTTGAGAAGTGTTGTAATCCGTCCTACAACTGGAACAAAAACGGAGAATTTATTCTTAATGAATAATGGTACATATTGTTGGGGATTAAGATTAGAAGGTTGTGAAATTGATAATTTAGATGACCCAAGAAAAGGTTTCTTTTTTGCATTCGCACCCGATGCATATATCGTAACTTCTCCATATATTCAAAACTGCTCTGCGATACATACCCCATCTGATAAATTTTATACTCCATTGGATTATGAAAATGATAATCCATTAGTAGGAAACGGACCTGGTGGAATGATTATAGATGATTCGGTATTAAATGGATATTCTCCACTTAAATCGATGATTGTAGATGCTTACACACAGGTGGCATTTAATGGTATTGGTATTTGTATTAGAGGTAGAGGATATGGACAATTAGTATCATTCTTTACAAACTTTAGTAGTACAGGTGTATTTTGTATTGATGGAGGACATGCTTCTCTATTAAACTCAAATACTACATTTGGTGATTATGGTTTGAGAGCAAAAGGAAAGAGAATGTTAGTTAAGCCTGATATTACAGCAGTATCCGCTTCAATAGATGTGAGTGGTTCTCTATTGATAAAAGCAGAAAAAACAAATATACAAAACTATATGATAAACAAATTAGTTTTATCAGGTAGTTATAATTCAACATATGTAAGCGGAAGTGGTAGTAACTACGCTGGAACAATCAAAGATAGTGGTTTGTTAATAGATGCAATCTCAGATGATTTACTTGCTCCTAAAGCTAGTAGAACTTTTCAATTTACAGCAGGTTTATTCAAAGGACAAGATATTTCAACCGGAAGTATTTATACATTATCTCCGGCAACTGGTTCTACATTTGATAAAGGCGCAGTAACTGTGTTTCCATTGATTTCAAATACAAGTGGTTCTTTGGTAGGAGACTATATAAAATCATATGGATATATGAAAGAATATGTTATTTCTGATCCAGATTCACGATTTACAACTTTATCAACACCTGCGAAAAATAAAATTGGACAATTATTTGATGTAGTATCCGATACTCTTACTCAAGTTGTTGTACAAAATTCTGGTTCAAACTTATTAGAGGAATTTGGTTCATTGGTAACTTCAACTTCACATGATTTTTCATACGCAGGAGCTGGAGTTAACTTTTTAGCATTACCTGTAAATCAGGGTGGTGTTGGTGAAACAAATTATGATATTAGAATTTCTGAAGTAAGTGGTGGTAGAGTATTCCACACTTCGGGAGATGAAACAGGTGATTTTTATGCAGGAAATGATTTTATAATTAGACAGGCTACCGGAACAATTGAAGGTAGAACATTTACAAAAGCATTATCTGCACAATTTACACCATTAAATTTAGCATTAGAAAATTAAAATATAAATTATGGCAACTAGTCAATTACCTTTAAATAAATTCAGAGTTATTACCACTACATTAGCTAGTGGTAGTACAACGATATATCAGGAAAACCAAGATTTGGCAACTATCCTTTTATCAGCGGCAATTACCAATGTAACAGGTAGTACACAAACTGTAACTGTTCAAGTTCAAAAGAGTGGTTCAGTAACTCCTTATTCATTGATATATAACGCACATATTCCGGTAGGCGAAGCATTAAATCCTTTTCCAGGTAAAGTAATTTTGGAAAGAAATGACGCATTAATTATGAGAACTACACAATCTGGTTCATTAGAAGTAGTATTATCAGTTCTTGAAAACGCAAATAACTAAGAGTAAAAGATGTCAAAGTTAATAGGTAGAAAACCGGTAGAGGTAAATATAAGTTCTCCAAAACAGGACCATATCCCATTTTTTAATGAGAGTACTCGTTTATGGGAAACTAGAAATGTCAATGGTTTTATTACCGGTTCTAATACTTTTATCGGTGACCAAGTTATTTCCGGTTCTTTATTTATAAGTGGAAATGTTATTGCTAAAAACTTAGAAGGAGTTGTAAGTTCATCAAATCAAGTTACAGGCTCATTAGATTTTCGTTATGTTTTAGTTGGTAGTATTACACAAACGACTTGGGAAAACATAGCAAATAGACCCGTTGGTATTGTTAGTGGTTCTTCTCAATTAACTTCATCGTATGATGAGAGATATGTACTTAGTGGAAGTATTACTCAAACAACTTGGACTAATATTGCAGAAAGACCTGCAGGAATCGTATCAGCATCTTCTCAATTAAATGGTACAACTATAAATTCATTAACAGGTTCTTTCAATGGTACATTCGTTGGAGATGGTAGTGGGCTAAGTGGTATTATAGCAGAAGGTAGTGGTGTACAAATACAAAGTGGAAGTACAACTTTAGGTACAGCAGGTACAATAAGATTTACAGGTTCAAACTTT